AGAGGGTCGGTAAAGCGGTAGACCACGGAATACCATTGCTTGGTAAACATGTCTCAGGTCTTGATGTTCCATCTAACCTGATGGCTATGGACCCAATAGAGAACATGAGCAAAGGCAACCGCCTTCCTGATGACTTCTTAGATTGGAAATGGAAGCATGACAAGGCTATGCCGGGATCGACCAGAAAAGGAAGACTGTCTGCATGGAGACCTGCCGGAACCTTCGGGCCTGTGCCTGATGTAGCGCCAAACGAACTGGTCAGAGTCCCAAGATCACAGGGAGGACATCTAAACCCCGACGCATTCAATCACTCAATCACAAAGAACATAGGTAAGGTTGGTTTGTTGGGAGCAGGTGAGATGGCATTAAACCACTTCTGGCCTGATAACCCCGTAGCAGCCTCAAGAGAGAAAGGATACGATACGATGCAATCATTAGGGTTAGACCTTGATGGAGCGATACAAGGAATAGAGAGTACACCGTTGCAGATTGCAGCAAGGTTAGGACAAGGATTACTTGTAGACCCTATGGTTACAGCATTTGGTGCTGGCAATTGGGTGGGAGATAAAATCAATAACATGTTCAGCAAGGATTAATAATGGCTAGAGAAAGAAAAATCAACGACCAGCAACAGGCATTCATTGATAACTATGTCCTGACTGGTGACGGTACAGGTTCCGCTGAGAAGGCTGGATATAAAAACCCCGTTGTTCGTGGTAGCGAGATGAAGAAGAAATACCGGGTAGAAATCATGGAAGCCACCAAGGGTGCTCTTGGCGAACTAGCGCCTGTACTCATGAAGGCTGCCGTTGACATAGCCCTTGAAAACGAAAACCCCCGAGTCCGTCTGACCGCAATTCAGGACCTGCTAGACCGTGCTGGATACAAGCCGGTGGAGAAGAGTGTCACGGAGGTTTCTCATGTTGAGTCACAAACCACCGCAGAACTTGAGGCAGAACTTGAAGAACTGTTAGGTACTGATTCACTAAGGACACTTCAGTAATGGCTGGTCTATTACCTAAAAACCAAAAAACTAAAGACTATCTTAGAAAAGCCTCCGAGGGTTTTGGGGACGTAGAGTTTGTTGGTGACTTGGTAAACGATCTCTCTTCTAATAGATATTTCCCGGGACAAGGTGGTAATGCGGGCATGGCTCCTATTGCTGGCGGAAAATACGGCCCTTATAATTCATTTGGTCAAGACAAACAATTGTACGACCAATACAGGAGTTATGGCGCATCCCCAGAATTTGCTAATGATCTTGCGATGATTGAGCCTGCCTACAACAGTTATGTCACAACGGAGGATATAGCGAATCCTAAATCTGGCGGTAAATATGTTGGCCCTGTTGACTACAATGACCCCAAGTTTGGTCTTGTAAAACTGGGGCTTTACGGCAATGGAATGGGCATGACCCCGGAAGATGAGCAGAAATTGACTAAAGACTTTATTGAGGCAGGGGCTGCACCAGAAAAAGTTGAAAACTACTTGGCTCATTTAAGAAATGGCAATCAAGATATGTACAATGCCATGACTAAACAATTCCCAACTGGAGAAATTAACGGTCTCGTGGAAGATGGTTTTGGGTCCATGAGGCAAGAAAGCGATACTTGGGTTGGGAACATAAATCTAGACCCCGGTCAGATGGAGCGTGAAGGCTCTTTTGGGAAATACCAAAAAAGGGACGATGAGATATATGTGGACCCTAACTCCAAAACAAGCGCAAGAACTACAAATCATGAGTTAATGCACAGAGGAATTGAGGCTCTTGAAAGGGAGTATGCAGTTTATGGTTCAAACCCTAGGTACTTCTCAAACTACCTTGGAGATAACTACCCAGCAGAATTGCGCGCAGACCTTGGCAGACAATTTTTAGGCATAAACCCTGATACTGGTAAAGGCTTATCTATTGCAGACTTTCTGAATAACAGGAAAATTGGGAGTGGCAAAGGACACACATTTGAGCATAACATGATAAACAGTCTTGCAAGAGGCAGGGCTGTGCGAAGCAATTACCTTGGTCACGATCCATCTATCGACAAGAAGGGAGACCCACAAAGAATTGTAGCGGAGAACGCGTCCAGAGGGGCAACCGCAGAGGCCGCTAAAAAACTTGGGCTTCTTGCAAACGCAATATTAGATAATAACCAACAGTTCAGGCATGGCTCAATTAACAGAGTAAGAGATAAATTCCCAGATAACCCCTACGCTTTTGGAGGAAAATCAGGAACCATGAAGAGCCCGTTACTTGATTCCGGATATTAATATATGACCACAACAGAAACCTCTGGGGTTTCGCTTGACAAATACATACAACACCTGAATCCTGAAGAGGTTTCACGAGCTGTAGAACTTGCCAAGAATCTCAGACTTCGCAAACAGAGTTACAAGATAGAGTCTTACGACCCTTACCCGTTCCAACAGGAGTTTCACAAAACCGGCGAAGGTAACAACCAACGTCTATTGATGTGCGCTAACCGTATTGGAAAGTCCTACTGTGGTGCCATGGAGATGGCGATGCACCTAACTGGAATATACCCAGACTGGTGGGAAGGGAGAAGGTATGAGAAAGGGATAACCGCGTGGGTTGGTGGCGTATCAAACGAATCAACCAGAGACATCTGTCAGGCAGAGTTGCTTGGCGCTCCTGAGGACCCTGAAGCATGGGGCACGGGGGCTGTTCCTAGGGCAAACATTATTAGCTCTGAGAGGAAGCCGGGGGTTCCGAACGCTAAATCATTGGCACTTATAAAGCATGTGTCTGGATCAAACTCAACGGTACACTTTAAGTCGTATGAGTCTGGTGTAGAGAAGTGGATGGGGCGCTCTGTTGACTGTATATGGCTAGACGAAGAACCAGACAGAACCTTGTACTCACAGGCTGTGACACGTACGCTAGACCGTAAGGGTATGGTTTACCTCACGTTCACCCCTGAGAAGGGCATGACAGAGACTGTAAGTGCATTCATGAATGACATCAAGAAAGGCCAGAGTCTGACAAACGCAACATGGGATGACGCTGGCAGTAAAATCAAAACCCTTAAAGGAAATCCCGGTCATCTTGATGATGACACGATGGAGCAGATTCTAGCAGCGTACTCACCCCACGAGAGGGAGATGAGGAAGTTTGGTAAGCCCATGATTGGTTCTGGTTTGGTGTTTCCAATCCCAGAAGAGAAGTTAATCATTGAGCCTATTAAGATTGAAGACCACTGGAAAAGAATTGCTGCTATCGACTTTGGTTGGGACCATGATACAGCAGTAGTATGGGGAGCCCACGATGTCGAGGAAGATGTATTTTATGTGTACGACGCTTATAACGCGAACAAGAGAAGTCCTGCGGAACATGCGGCAGAGATACTTAGACGTGATGGCTATGTCCCCATCGCCTATCCGCACGATGGTAATCGTAGGGATTCTATTGGCAATCCCGGTCTGGCTAGTCAGTATCGTGATCTTGGGTGCAATTTCCTTCTTGAACACTTTAGCAACCCTCCCGGTTTGGGCGAAAAGAAAGGTTCAAACAGCGTGGAAGAGGGTATCCAGCAGATGGTTGTGTGGATGGAGGAAGGTCGGATAAAGATATTTTCGCATCTAGGTAACCTACTCCAAGAATACCGACAGTACCACAGGAAAGACGGAAAGATTGTTCCCGTAAGGGATGACAGTATGAGCGCCTTAAGGTATTCGTTCATGAGTCGGAGGTTTGGAGTTGCTGGTGGTGGAGAGCACTGGGGCGACTACGGAAAAAAGAATATTGAATACCCTAACTATGGATTTGTATAACAAAGGAATATATTGAATGGATAACAACGCGCCACAAACAGACAGCGAACTAATTGCCCGCATAGAGAGCGAGGTAACCGATTGCTCACATCTTGGTGACAGGTTGCAGGAACAGCGTGACAAGGCTATGCGCTATTATTACGGTGAGCCTATAGGTAACGAGGTCGAAGGACGCTCACAGTTTGTTGATTCTACAGTTCAAGATTCGATCGAATGGATTAAACCAAACCTCATGCGCGTCTTTGCGTCTGGTGACGAGCTGGTGCAGTTTACCCCTCACGGCCCCGAAGATGTCCAAGCAGCGGAACAGGCAACAGACTATGTGAACTATGTAGTCACCAAGGATAACGACGGATGGTCTATCCTATACTCTTGGTTTACTGACGCCTTACTCCAAAAGAATGGAACGGTCAAAGTCTACTGGGAAAACAAAGAGAAAACCTACAGAGATGACTATAAAGGTCTAACCGCTATCGAGGTAGAAGCCTTAATGCAGGATGATGACCTAGATATAGTTGAGCAAGAATTGGTTGGGATGAATGAGCAGGGTGAAGAAACCTACGATGTTTCCACTATCTGTACAAAAGAAGATGGCAGAATTAAAATTGAGAATGTTCCGCCTGAGGAATTTTTGATTAACCGAGAAGCCAAAAGCATTGAAGACGCTAGATTTGTCTGCCACAGGGTACGTATGACATTAAGCCAGTTGCGCGAGATGTACCCTGATGATGATTTAGATTTAGAGGATATTAGCGGGGGTAGTGTAGATTCCGAAAATGTATTGTGGAGTGCGGCTAAACAGGCAAGACATGCCTTTGATGGGACCGACTCACCGTTTGGTGATTCCCCGTCTGAGTCTTCACTACAGGAATACTATCTGTATGAGGCATACATTAGAACCGATTGGGATGGCGATGGTATTGCTGAACTGAGGCAGATTTGTACAGTAGGCGACCTTGTACTAACCAACGAGCCTGTCGAGTATGTACCATTCGTCACGCTTACACCTATAAAGGTGCCGCATAAATTCTATGGTTTGTCTGTAGCAGACCTTGTTATGCCTTTACAAGACATCAAGTCCACGCTGATGCGAAACTTGCTTGACAATATGTATAACCAGAACTTTGGTAGGTACGCAGTCTTAGAGGGTCAGGCTAATCTTGATGACCTGTTAACCGCTAGACCGGGAGGCATTGTTAGGGTCAAATCCCCCAACGCTGTCATGCCACTAGCGACACCTGCATTAGAGCCTTACACATTCCAGATGCTTGAATACATCGACGGAATCCGTGAGTCTCGCGCAGGGGTTAGCAAATACTCTCAGGGTATGTCTGATGACGCTCTCACAAGCCACACGACAGCCACTGCGGTTAATGCCGTGATGACTGCTGCTGCCGCTAGGGTTGAGTTAATTGCCAGACAGTTTGCTGAGACGGGCGTCAAAGAGATGATGCAACGCGTATATCAGTTGCTTGTAATTAACCAAGACCAAGAGCGCGTGGTTAAGTTGAGAAACAACTGGGTTCCGGTTAATCCTTCTGAGTGGCGTAATGACATGGACTCTACGGTATCCGTTGCGTTGGGTCAGGGTAACAAGGACCAGCAAGTTGCTCAGTTAAACGCTGTGTTAGGTCTTGCAACTCAAGCACAGAACGCAGGCAACCCAATGATTTCTGGTGAGAACATATACAATATCTCGTCTTCATTATTAAAGGCTATGGGTTATCAGAATGTGGAAGAGTTCTTAACTCCTCCTCAAATGCAGCAACCTAAGCAGCCTAACCCCATGGAACAGAAGGCTCAGTCTGAGATGCAAAACGATCAGATGGAGGTTCAGATTAAGCAGGCTAAATTGCAGTTAGACCAGCAAGAGTTTGAGCATAAGAAAGCCATGGATGAGATGGAGCTGAGACTTAAAGCCGCTGAACTTCAAAGTGAAGTAGATGAGGGAAGACCTATTAAGGTTGGATAATATGGAAGCACTTATAATGTTAATAACAATATTGATACTTTTCTCATGACTGATACAGACACCACTTTCGATAGAATAATTGAAGCAAGACAGATAACTAACAACCCTTTATATCAAGAGGCATTTGAAGAATTAAAGAAACAACTTACCCTTGAGTGGGGACAAACCTTACCTGAGGACATTGAAACAAGAGAATCTCTGTATATGAGTTTAAGACTTGTAGACAGAATAAATGCTCACTTCGAGTCTGTATTGGAAGAAGGCAAACTGGAGCAGCTACGCTCTAAACACCCCCATATCTAAGGAGATAATTTATGGAACCAAAAACCACGGATAATGTCGCATCTGAGGCACCCGTAACCACAGAACAAGATGGCAGCATGGTAGCTGCTACTGAGGCTTTGCTCAATATGTTGGACGCTGATGAGGCGCAACCAAGTACTGAAACAGAGCCAACCCCTGAGCAGTCATCAGCAGAACCTTTAGAGGATGCAGATGATGGAGCTGAATCAGAGGAAGAGGTAGAAGATTTAGATTCCGATGAGGATGATGAATATGAGCCTGATGAGAATGTAGAGTCGGAGGGTGAAGATGTTGCTGAGGCGTTTGTCGTTAAGGTTGACGGCAAAGACACCGAGGTATCATTGGATGAACTTCTGGCTGGATATTCCCGTCATTCCGATTACACTCGGAAAACCCAGCAGTTGTCTGAGGATCGCAAGCAGCTTGAAGAATACGCGGGTAGGTATGAACAAGAGATTGCGAACACCATTCAGGTGCGGGAGCAGTACGTGAAAGAGATAGGACAATACGTCCAACAGGGGCTTCATGGTTTGCAACAGTTTGCTAACGTAGACTGGGCCAGACTAAAAGATGAAGACCCTATTGAATATGTCACCAAGCGTGATGAGTTCAGGGAAGCACGAGACCGTATTCAGGCCATGGAAGGCCAGAAGAAGAAGGCTGAAATGCTAAACCAACAGCAGGTGCAGGCAATTCATGCTCAGCAGTTACAGCAAGAAGGCGAGCGTCTGGCGGAGGTTATTCCTGAATGGGCTGACGAAAAGAAGAGACCAGAACTAGCGGGTCAAATTAGAGAGTTCGCACAGAGTGTGGGATTCAGCGCAGAAGAAGTAGACTCTGTTGTTGACCACCGCGCTATTAGCGTACTACTAAAGGCTGCTAAATATGATGCTCTTCAAAACTCAGACCTCAAAACCAAAAAGGTGAAACGTAACCCTAGAGTTGTAAAGGCTGGTTCACGGAAAGATAAATCCGCGAACTCCTCTAAAACACGTAAGGCCCAATATAATCGTCTGAAAAAGTCTGGTGATGCAAGAGATGCAGCCAAGCTTTTGGAGGACCTAATCTAAGGAGAAATATAAATGGCTATTCCAGCAAATACACGGGAAACTTATCCCGCCCTAGGCCCGGGTCGGGCTACGCCTCCGGGCGGTATCAGAGAAGACCTCTCTAATATCATCTACAACATCAGTCCGGAAGAGACTCCGTTCATGAGCGCAATTGGCAAGTCATCCTGCGACAACACTTACTTTGAGTGGCAGATTGACGAACTGGC